TTCCTACACCTGACGCCGCAAAATACGCAATTCCACCTGCGCCGCCGCCGCCTGATTGATCGCCGCCTGCGCCACCACCGCCGGCGATTACTAAAATATCGACGGGTTTAGTTCTAACGTAATTTTGACTTGCGACGATTCCTAAAATTGGAGTCATTAAGAAATATCTCCCAAAACTGTAAAACTATTGGCCGAGTTACAGACCACGGTACACGCTGAATAACGGGCTCTTAAAATTGGAGCCGCCGCGCTTGCACCGGTAGAAGTAATAGTTACGCCAGCTCCGGCCGTAAATGAAGTCAAACCTACGCCGATTGATTGGACGTTTATTTGTTGACCCGTTGAAAAAACCGACGGCGGAATGGTAATTACTACCGCCGAAGCGTTGGAGCTTGTAACAAGTTTATTAGCGGCGTCGGCTAAAACTAGTGTATAAGTCGTTCCGGTTTGAGCGTTAAAAGTTAAAGTAGTAGCGGCCGTCGAGTCAAAACCTATCGCAACGCTTCCCGAAGTTCCGCCGCCTGTAATTGGAGATGTAACCGTTATTGCAGTTATATCACCGGCGTCATTGTTGATCCAAGTAAAGTCCATATCGGTGGCAGAAGTTTTAGATAAGATTTGTCCAGTCGTTCCGCCGAGTAAATCTTGCATAGAAGTATCTACGCCTTGACCGAAAACCGCGAAATCCGCCGGTAGATCTGTAACTAGATCGGTGGCCGTCGGCATGACCCACCCGAAGTTAGTTGTTGGATTTGCCATTTTTTCTCCTTACGCGACTATTGTCGCATTTTCCCAAGTTAGTGTCGGATTAACTGTGTTCCATAACTCCACTATCGGAACGCTATTCCAGCGCATAGCTTGAAGGCTAAAGGATATAGGAGAAACGAATAATTGAATTGATAGCTCGTTATAGCCGGCTTGGAGTGTCCAACCCTCGACGAAGCCCAAGAAATCTCCCGCGTTCATATTTAGCGGAAGGTTAGAGATATTGACCGGCATACCCATAAAGACATTTATTAGCGAATCCCGGTCGCTATCGTCTATTTGAGCATTTGTAAGATCATAGGTAATCGAATCAAAAACCGGACGTGGGTAAGCTCTAAGCTCTAAATAAAAATCGGCTTGGGTAGTTGCGTCCGGAGTGTTCTTTAAATAGGTGGTAAAAACTTGAGCCAAGGATCCGTAAAGGCCAATAGATTGAACGTCGGTAGCTTCGACATGACTCGCGGCACTTGGCCCATATTGAATGGTTACAACATTTCGAACATCGCCGGATCGGGTTTTAATTTTTAAACCGGCCGCCCGGGCTTCGGCCGCGCTAAGTTCGACATAACCGTTAGCCGCTAAATACTCGGTTCGGTGAGTCGAATCGGCATAACCGATTAAGCCTTGTGCGTCCTCATATAAGTAGCCAAGCCCGGATAGAGCTATCTGCGAAGCTAGCGAATAAGAATCTATCGGATCGGCTCCGCGATTAATCATTAAATAATCACCGGGACGATCTATTTCCCCTAAGCCATTATTCTCGGCATTAGCCCAAGTAACCGTCGGATCATAAGTTCCCCAAGTTAAAGCCGCCGGGACGTTTTGCCATTGGTTAAATAGCGTTTCCCGCAAGATTTCGTAAATCTGATCTCCGTCGTAATCTTGATTTAAAGCCGAATTAAATAAAGTTTTGGGCAATTTTGAAAGAGCTCCGAGAGCAGTAATCTGATAACTCTGTGAATAACCTACGTTTCCAATTTGAGCAACGCTTAATTCAAGATCCGTAATAGTTCCACCGAAGATAGGAACGAAAGTAGAGGTCGAGTCTTGTAGCTCGATAGATACGCTCTGACTTACGGTAAATCCTAAATCGGATTGGTCTAGGTTGATTACTGTCAGATTTACATAACCGGCTACCGGTTGTTGATAAATATCGGTTCGCCCGGAACTAACGGTTAAATTGGAAAGAATTAAATCGGTGTATTCAACCGAATCGATTTTTAGACGCCATACGGGAGTAAAGTTAGACATTAAAAACCTATCGCGCCCGAAGTCGTTACCAATTGAGTTGCACCTTGGGTTCCCCGAGCTTGGGAATCATTTAAAAGCGTAATGATTTGTCTTGCGGTTTGTTCTGAATTAAGAGCTCCATTTACGGTTATATAGGTATTATTCATAGAATTAGTTCTAAAAGTATCTTGATAATTTAAATCTTGCGAGCTAATTGGGAAAAACGCGTCGGCTTTAGCTATTGCGGCATTAGCCACGTCTAGAGCTTTATTCGCGGCGGCTATATTCATATCGACATCTTTTTGTAATTTATTGATATTATTTATTGCCGCGCTAGTTGGCCCTGCCATTGAACTAGTAGCGGCGGCCACGGCACTAGTAACCCCGGAAGAACCGGAGCTAGTAGATCCACCCATAGGAAAATTTATATTCATCGGAGTAGAACTTCTATTGCCTCGAGTTTTGGGAGCCGCGTTAGTAGCTATTCCTGCGTATTCATTAGCTAAAGCCACGGTGTCATCGGCTCCAAGTAACCAATTTTTTGGATTAGTTAAAACTTTAATAAGTCCCATTGTGTAGGCAATAGCTTGAATTAATTTATTAAATACATTAATTACGTTTTCTGCCCAACCAATAACTTTAGCTAATCCAGAAGAATTACCGGTGTTTTGATCGTCATTAAATACGCTAAATAATCGACTAACGTTAACGGCCATATCCCGGAAAGCGGCTCCTAAATCATAAGATGACATAGAAGTTTCATCTAAGCTTGCTTTCATTCCTTTATTACCGGTTAAGCCGCCTACGAAAGCATTGAGTTTTGGAACAATACTTTCGGTTATAAAATTAACTAATTTTAATAATTCCGGAAGTAACGCCGCGCCTACGCTTTCTTTTGCTTCATCTAGCGCAATCTTTACCCGCTCCATTTTACCTTGAAAAGTATTAGCCTTTTCCGTAGCTTGGCCGCCAAAAGTATCTGATAAAGTTTTTGTAATTGAATCTAAATCCATAGATTTAAGTTCGGCCGAGCCTAATCCGATTCCTAATTTACCTAGCGCGGCGGTGTTACCTTCGTAGGCTTTACCTAGCGCGTTCGATACGGCCTCGAGTGATTTACCGGATCCAGCCGAAATATCTAAAGCTAAAGCTTGGAGTTTTTGAGCCGCGTCGACGTCCTTAGTTGCACGAACTAAACGTTCTAGACTTGGCCTTAATTGTTCGTCAGTAACTCCAAAAGCTAGAGAAGTCTTTAAAATATAATCTTCGGTTGATTTAATAGTTTCGTTAGTTGCCCCGGTTACATTTTCTAAAGTCTTAGCTAATTTAGCTTGTGCGGCTTCGTCTTCTATTGCGGCTTTAACGCCTTCGATAGCTAGCTTTCCAGCATAAGCTACGGCGGCGGCCCCTGCTACGGCAAAAGCTAATCCGGCTTTTTTACCAAAATCCGTTACCTTACTTCCGAAAGTTTCAACGTCATTATTAGCCGTTTTTAAAGATTTATTTAAATCGGATACGTCCCCAAGAATGGAGAGCTTTAGCGTTCTTGATCCGGTAGCCATTATGTCCACTCCTTAACAATTTGACTAAAGCCGCTTTCCCATTGGTCGATTATGTAGGGTTGTTCTTCGCGCAAGGTTGGATAAATAAAATAACCGGCAGACCCACGGCCGAAAGAACCCGACCACACGGGAAATTGCTTATAAGTATTAGATCCGAATTCTGATCCGCCCCATAACATTTGAGTAGTAGCTCCGCCACTAAATTTTTGAGCGGCAAAACCGAAAGATAGCTCTCCGATTTTGGAAGATTTAACTACCTTTGAGCCTTGGGCAATTCGCCCGGCTACCTTGCGAGATCGCAGAGATTCGGATTTACCTTGGATTTTCTTTTGGACGTGCTCGGCTAGTTCGCCGGATTGCTTTTTAGCTTGAGCGATAGCTTCATCGTCCATAGCTTTAAAAGCGCGAGTAATGGCGCGGAGATCTCCCTTATCGTAGGTGATCGCTTCACTTGCCATTTTGTTTCTCCAAAATCTCTAGTGCCGTATAAATCTGCTCCGACGTATTCCATTCGTCAAACGGAATATGAGTAGCTAACGCGAGTTCGACTATTAGCCGGCTTAGACTTCCTCGCTCATAGCTTTTTTTTCTGCGTCCCCGACTTGAACATCGGCCACGGTTTCCGTCCACACTTCTAGCGGCTTTACTGCCTTACCGCCGGCGTTGCGTTTCATTGAGTTATACGCAAGAAATACGAAATCCGAGATTCCCATTTTCTCGCTAGCTTGAGAGATTGTGAATCCCGTTTTAGCTTCCCACTTAACCCATTCCGGCGGTTGGACGATATAGGTTTCGCTAGATCCGTCCACGAACTCAATTGTTATTGGCAGTTTCATTTATGCTCCCGATTTCTTATTAGGTTAGTGCCGGAGTTGTTACGCAAGTGAAGGAAAGCGAAACGGTTTGAGCGTCCGGCGCGGTGCCACCTGCACTTGGTTGGATTGGTTGAACGTCGAAAGTAAATACTGCTCCGGTGTCGGCGGTAAGTGATACGGGTAGCGGTGTGTTAGGAGCAGAAGTAGCCGCGATCCATAAAGCTTCGCATAATGAAGAGCCCGCGCCCCAGTCGGATAACATTTCAACCGCGAAAGTGCCTTGTGTATCGGTTGTATAATAGGCTTTTCCCGCAAGTGTTTGATAAGTATTAATCGTCGCGTCCACGGTAAGAATTGCGGACGTAGCTTGTGAGCTATATTGATCGGAATCGATAGTAAAAGTTATATCTCTACCGGTTATTATTGTTGTTGGCATTTTTTCTCCTTTAGGTTTCTTGGGTGTAATAGGTGGAAACCGATAGATCGGCGGTTAAAAAATTTCCCGTCCCTACGGTAGTTACTCCCGGACGTGTTACATCTCCGACTTCATAGCCGTTAGGCATAGCTCCGAGAATATCTATCATTAGTTTTTCTAAATTATCTAGGGCTCCAGAATTCGCGTTATAGGCCACGGCTCCGGTAACAATTAAATTTACTTTAACTCTCACGGTATCTTTACCGATAAGAGTAGATTCTAAATATGGTGATCCGGGCATAATTGCACAAGCCGGAGCTATTAACGCTTCCGGGGCCACGGCATACACCGAAGCACCGACACCGGCTAAAGCGTCGGCTAAAGGTTGGCGAACATTCTCGGCGATTGTAGTCATTGGGCAAAAATCTCTACGTCAATAAACGGATTAAGTAATGAGATAACGCGGTTTTGAAGTGAGCGGCCTAATACGAATGGGCTCGGATTAAAATCGACGTTATTAGTCATATTGCCCGGAGCAGTTACGGATTGGAAGATTTCCGTTGAAACTACAAGGATCGCTGACTCGATAGGTGGAGTATTCGCATAAAGTTGCGCCGCACTTGATCCGGATAACACCGCGACACCTGCCGGAATAACCGGGATTACTGTGGCGGAGTTAGCGGCTACTTTGACGGCCGCAAAAGTAAAGCCCGCGCTAGGCGGTATTACATCAAAAGGAAACGCAAAACCGACCGGATTACTTGCAATTACGGTGTAAGTAGCGTTTAAAGCTCCGAGTCCGGTAACTACTACCGATTGGCCTTGGACGAAATAGTTTTGTCTTTGAGTAGTAAAGTAAATTACGTTATCAATAATTATATAATTTGTTATTGCCGATTGATAAGCCGTAAGCATTGGCAAAATAATTTGCTCGGCCGAATCGATAATCTGATCCAAATAAGCGTCGGAATAAAGAGAATCGGAAACGCCCAAAACGTCGCGTAATTGTTGTTCCGTAATTATGCTAGGCATGGCATTTCCGATCCTTTCGTTCGACTCGAGCCCCCCGGGAGCGACGGGCTCGATGATTAGCGGGTATTTATCAGGTTTGGTTCCAGACAGCACCAAGCGGAATTTTCGGCGCAATCGCCGCGTAGCCATAATAAAGAATGTCCACGGTTCCGTCGGATTGGATAGCTGTGCGAAGTTGGAAACGGCTTGATTCATACCAAGTCCACGCGTCCGGATTGATTACTACCATTGAGAAATCACCGGTTGAAGTAGTAGCACCTGCGTTACCGATTGAACGGCTAACGTAGAGATTTAAGCCCGGTGAAACTACGCCGCGAAGTGAATCGCCGCGAACATTACCGGCCGCGTTAGAAGGTTGCGCCGCATTGTATAGCGGAGCTCCATTGTCGTTATAGCCCATGATATTTGTCCATTGTCCCGGAGATACCACAAGGTTACGAGCGAAGCCGAGAGAAGCGGTATAAGCCGCACCTGCCGCTTGTGAAGTGTAAGCAAGGAATCCGGCGGCAGTATTCGCATTAACTCCGGTTTGTTGTCCGGCGGCTACGATTGTTCCAGTAGCAAACTCGTCAGTTACTTTTGCGTAAGCAAACTCGAGATTTTGTAGAAGAGCCGCTATATATTCCGGACGGCTTCGGTCGATGAGTTCTACCGAAGTAATAGCGCGACCTTTGAAGGATTGAACCGGAACCGATAGAAATGTCGCAGTTAATTGAGATTCTGTAACTGCCGCATTTTCTGCGATATTGCTTACGGTAGGGACGCCGGTTACACGCGGTAATTCGAACGTCATGCCCTCATTAACTAAGGTTTCGCGAGATAGTGCGTCAATCATTCCGCGATCTGCATTAGCTAGCGCGTTAATTACTGTTGTGCTTTGTGGCGTTGGCACCATACCCGGAGCGGTTGAAGTTGTGTTATCTGCCGCTTTGATGTAAATCTTTGAATCATCATCATTCAAAACACTAGCGCGTAGGAAGTGTTCTAGGTAGCTTTTCTTATCGACGATTGGTGATCGTGGTGAAGTATAGGCAACCGGCTTGTGAGCCGAAGCGAGAACCTCGGTAGCTTCCACCGTTGATTCGGCGGGAGCGTCTGTAACGGTGTTATCTGACACTATTTCTCCTTCTGTTGTTGTTGGTTTTTCTATCTCCGAAGCTCCCGGTTCGGAATTCTCTTCTTGCGTCGCGGCTACGTCTGAAACCCTTGCAGATCGGACGGCGGGCTCGCTAACTAGAGCGACTCCGGTTAATTCACCAGATAAAACTTTCATAGTGCCGTCTTTTTGCATTTCGTAATCGTCCACGGCTAGTTCAATAGAGAAGCCGTCGCGTAATCCGTCCATAGCTTCTACGATTGCGTCATTACCGGCGGTAGTTGCGCTAATTTTAAAACTTGCATTAATCGCGCGATCTCCGTCCATTGTCATAGATAAAGTTTTACCAATTCTTTGATGCCGCTCTCTGCCAAGTTCAAGA